GGGGTTTCATTCTCTCTGACTTGTTTATTAAAGATCAGCACAATGGGGTAAGAGAAATCCATGTCTTAGAGATAATGGCTAGAATAATACAGTTTGTTGTCGAGAGGATAGCCAAATCAATTTGTAGATATTTTGAGAATGATTCAGTGGTCAATCCAGAATGCAAAAAAAGGTTTTACAATGATCATGAGAAGGAAGCTGACACTCTCATAGGGAGACATTTGACCCTGGGTAAGTCAGCAGATGCATCAAAGTGGTGTCAAAGGAACCATGTTAGCCAATTTTTTGTTGATCTTTGTTATTTTGCCCCAAAGGAAATGCACAAATTCATTTACTGTATGTACTATTTATGGACTAAAAAACGCATTGCACTATCTCCAGAACTCATTGATAACTTGGACAGGAATAGACATGTGTATAGTAGTAACCCTGATTACCTTTACATGCGTGAAGCATTCCACAAGGGAATGAACCCATTCCTGGAATCAAGAGGGACAATAATTGAAGTTTGTTTTGGCATGTTCCAGGGATTGTGTCATGATGCTTCATGTTTAAAACATGATATCCTCCAGTTAGCATGGAAAAGATTGACCCAGGCTTTCATGAGCGATGTGGTTAAATTACCAAGCCAAATCACAGTTATCCAGGGGAGTGATGATTCTGGTGCTTTGATGTCATTACCACATCACAATGCTGGATTAATCCTCCTGGGCACGGGACTACTATGGTGGAAGGAAGAGATTGGTAAGTATTTGAGTATCTGGCCTAGCACTGCCAAATCCTCTGTGGGTACAACAAATATGATAGAATATAATTCTGAGTGGTTTGTTAATGGCAGAAACATTAAGCCAGTTTTCCGATGGAACAGTGCCTGTCTAGAAACATCTTTGGTTGAGAGGTTGCCATCAAGGGTGGAACAATTTTACAACTCCTTAAGTCAGTCCTTGGAAACGGGTTCAAGTTTACTGCTCTGTTCCATGATACAATTATGTCAGGCACAATTGCATTACAAATTGGTTGGCCTAGACACACACTTATTGAGCAAGAAAGTGCTATCTGAATTTGGCAGAACAAAGAATGTTTCTCTTGGCTATTTCCCTCTTGAGATAGATCAGACTGCTGGATTAACTGGTTTTGATTATCAATTATATCTACTATCTAAGAAGGGTGTTCAAGTCAACAACTGGGAAATAGAGAGACGCAATGAGGCAAGTACAATACAATATGATTCTAAGATAGACAAGATCATTAGAGTTGGACTAAGGAATTATACTGTCAAGTTTTCTAATGTGCAGAATTATATAGAAGTATTGCAGAAAACAGGGCTGCCCAAGCTTGCATCTGTCATCAAAAAAATATCTGATCATCCTGAGTTGTTGTATGCTAATCTCAGGACTTGGGAGCAGGAAGAGCTGAAAATGATATTCATGTTAGAGAACTCATCAGTTAGGGCAAGTCTTTCATCTCATCAACCTACTGCCAGAATGATGGCTGCCAGTGCTTATTTGATTAATACTCCTTGTGTGTTAGCCTACAGCTCTGCTGATCAACCCATTAAAAGGAGCTTACTGTCCTGGCTGGAAAGTTCAAAAACCCCTTTAGAGTTGGATGGAACAACAACTTCAGAGGATGAAGTGCCTGTCTGGTTTGCACATCAAGATCAGTATGAGGAGTATACAAGGTTCCTTAAATTGCTTCAAGGCAATGTTTCTTACCAATCAGTTGGGATGAGGAGATCTTCGAGGGTTGATGTCCTGGTTTGGGGAGACAAAACCAGTGTCGAAGTGCCTCTAATTGACATGTTGAAGAGGAAGTGGTTCAACCTCACAACAGTACATTGTGCTAGAGAAACTTTCCAAAAGTTGTGGTCCATATATAAGGAGAAATACCCATTCTTAAAGGATGAATACAAGGACACTCTGACAGCATTGGGGATGGAAGATATAGCTGCATTCAGATTGTTCCAAGCTATTACTGATAAAACCAGGGTGGTACACCTATCAGATACCACTAGCAAGCATACAAATGTATGGACTGTGGCAACCCGAGTGTTCTGGCCTGATGTTAAGGTGAGGAGCTCAATAGATATCTCAGAGGTAGGGTTGAGAGAACTGAAAAATGGCTTGCATTGCATATTGTCATA